ACAAAACCATAACAATAAAACTTACCAAGAATATGTAAATGCTAATATTTCAGTTGATTATTTTGTTGAAAGTCTTGTAGGAACCAATGTTACAGATGCTACTATTATTATAAGTGGAGAGGGATATAAATTAGGTAGTACTTTCTATATTGATCAGTTTTATAATCTATCAGATCATATATTAAATCTGCAAACTAATAAATGTGAATTAGACAATTGTAAACTGTGCTTATCTCTCAATACAGTTTCTATTAGTGGTGGCACAGGATATGTTGTAGGTGATACATTTACAGTTCCTCCTTCACCCGGAGATGATGGTGAGATAACCGTAGCATCTGTAGATAGCAGTGGGGGTATTACTTCTACTACTGTAAGTAATGTTGGTTCTGGATTTACTTCTACTCCTTCAGTATCATATAATGGTTCTACTGGTAGTTCTGCTACTATTACCATTACTGATGATTATGGCATATGTTATAATAATACATATTTTGAAGATGATGAAACTTATATTTCTGAGCTGACTCCGGGCGGAGACATATTATATATTAGTCAGACTATAGACTCTCCTTATAGTATTATTACAGCCAGCGGAGAAGCTTATCTAAACGGTACTTATGAGATTAAAGCTAAAGATTCTCTTGGCGCTAATTATAGCATAGATACGCCAGCAACTGTTAATATTATAACTGAAGACATACCTAATGAAGATGTTATTATCTTTAATGCTGATGATTTTGATCTTGTTGATTTAGCATTAAAAAGTTCTGGTAATAATTTATCAACATCAAATGTAAAACTAAAATTAATTATCCATACCCCTAATAGCTTTAATATATCTGACGTTTCTTTAGATTTTATCGGGGATTTCGAAGATATAGACAAACCTGATAATTCTGATTTTACTATTACCGATCAATTTACAAGAGCATAACCGGAGAAAATTATGGTAAAATGTTGCAATGATAGTTGCTGTCCACCGATTAGTGACTATCTCTATTATCCTCCTAATGAGAAGAACGGTTGGCCAGAATGGGAAGTCGAGATACAGGCAATAGGAGACTATTTGCCGGGAAATCACAATGGGACATGCTGTCCTTGTCAATGGGATATAGATGGCAATGAATGCCCTGCTGCTACCCCTCATAGGTCTCCAGATGAAATAGTAGAGCTAACTAGACCTGGTAGTGGTGCGGTATACGAGTTCACCAGAAAGATCTGCGAATGCACTTGCGATCAAGAAAAAATTATGTCAAAAGTTAATTATGACATGAGCGGTCCTTGCAATACAAAAGTTCCTTATGGTAAAGATGCGGATGGTAATGATATCTATCAATATAGATGTCCTGATTCTACACCTACTTTTAATAGTGCTAATTGTAGTTGTGAATGCACAGTTGAATCATGTCCTGCATCAGCTCCTACTTTCGTGAGTGAACTATGCTTGTGTCGTTGTGGCATTAGTCATCAGGCTTGCGTAGCAGAGACTACAGAAAGTGAAATATGTGCAGCTGACCCAGCAACTCCTGATTTTAATGGAGCTACATGTAGTTGTGTTTGCAATAAAAGTCAAGCTGATTGTGCCGCAGATGAAACATTTGATGATAGTATATGTGATTGTGTGTGCTCTAAAGTGTGTGATGATCCAGCACTTCCTGATTTAACTGATGACTGCGAATGTGTGTGTAATGTTACAGCAGATGATTGTATGGGTAGTGATGAGTATGATAGTGCTACATGTAGTTGTATCCCTTGTAATCTTCATTGTCCTGGATGTCAGACATATGCTGATGATGCATGCGAATGCGTAGGATGCGAAAAGTGTAATGAAACTCAGTATTGTTTTGGAGATCCTGAAACATGCATTTGTTGCGGTCCTGGTACAGTAGAGTGCAATGGAGGTTGCGTTAATAATGACTGTGGGGGAGGTAAAACATTTAATTCGAGCTCTTGTCAGTGCGAATGTGATGGTGATAAAGTATTGTGCAATGAGACATGTTACGATCCTTGTCCAGAAGGAGAAGGCTTTGACCCTGATTGCGAATGTAGCTCTGCTTATGCTGAGTCTCTATTGCATTCTTCCCTCTTACCATAATTTTATATTCTATGGGGTGGGATGATTTTTCTTCCTACCTCTGTTTTTTACTATTTTTAATTTTCGTCTTTGTGCTCGCACCATATCTGTGGATATTTGATATCCTGTAATTTTGGAAAGTGTCATAGCTACAGTATTATCTGGCATATTAGGTCCATTATTTTTAATAAATTCAATATCTTCTTCTCTCCACTTTTTATATTTCTTAGACATATTAAATCCTATACTTTACTTGGTGTAATTATATCGTATAATAGTATATTAATCCTTTTGAGAAAATGGTCAATCATGAAAAATAAAAAATACCGTAATGTAGCTCATTCTACCATTAAAGTCATTGCTTCTGAGAATATCGATATATCTCATGATCTTAATAATAATGAGCATAAAAGTATAGCACAATTATATGAGGAAGAAAATTCCAAAGAAGAAAATCCTACAGAAGAAAACATCAAAAAAAACGAATCAGAAGAATGAAGTAGTATCAGAAGAAGAGTTTTTAGCTGTTTTAGAAAACATAAGTAAAAGACTATGCTATAAATTTAAATTTGCATATCATGATATTAATGATATGAAGCAACAAGCTGCTATTTTTGCTATAGAAGGCTTAGAAAAATATGATTACTCTAGACCATTAGAGAACTTTTTATGGACACATGTTAGGAATAGATTATTTAATTATAAGCGAGATAACTATCAAAGGCCGGATAAGCCATGTTTAACATGTCCTTTATATAACATTAATTCATCAGATGGTAATGACTGTAATGAATTTAATGATAAGTTTAATTGCCACGCTTATAGATCTTGGTTTCAACGTAATAATAATAAAAAAGGTATTATTCAACCATCTTACATAGATAAGATAGATCCAGCTAGTAACCAAGATTTTGTTGACAATATATCTGATCAGCAATTAATAGATTTTATAGAAGAAAATTTACCAGTTAAATATAGAAGCACCTACCTTAAGTTAAAATATGGTCAAAAGGTAGTTAAAAATGAAAAAGTGAAATTGCAGAATTTTATTAAAAAGAAACTCATACCTAAGTATAAAAATGAATAAAAAAAGAGGACAGCTTTCTTTAAAGGAAGAAAAGTATATAAGAGATAATGCTACTACTTCTAGTATTGAAGAGATAGCAGAATACTTAAATAGAAATACTACTCCAGTTAAGAAATATATAGAAAAAAACCAGTTATTACAAACCCCTGCTGAACATGCAGATACTGAGATATTAAGTATGAAATTAAGATCCAAAACCTTTTGGAGTGAGGTATGTAAACAGTTTGATAGAGAAACTGGAGAATTAGACTATTTCGAAAGTACATGGGTTAATCTTATTAAGCAGTTTAGAGAAGATGTTTTACCAGCAGAAGAATTACAGATCAAACAGTTTATCACTATAGATATTCTTATTAATAGAAGTATGAAAGAAAGAAAAAGGCATATAGCAGAAACTGAAAAACTACAAAAGCAAGTTGATTTTGAATATTCTATGCCAGACGTAGATAGGGACACAGCGAAGCTTGCTAATTTAGAAACTCAGCTTAGTTTCGCTAGAAACAGTATTGCTAGTTATACCAATGAATATACTAAGCTTTTAAGTGAACAGCAAAAAATTAGCAAAGATCTTAAAGCTACTAGAGAACAAAGAATTAAAAGAATTGAAGATGGTAAAAGTAGTTGGACAGGATTAATTAGAATGTTGGAAGATGAAGAGATTAGAGAGAAAGAAGGTAGACAGCTTGAAATATTAAAGATGGCTACTGATAAATCTAAAAATGACTTACAATCTCCACATCAATACCAAGATAATGAATTTGATACACCTATACTAAATGCAGAATCAGTATTAAAGAATCAAGATGAATAAAAGACTATACGATAAACAATATAAGGACTGGATTAAAAAAGTTTTTGCAAGAGACAAGTTTAAGTGTCAGTGGCCAGAATGTAAAAAACACAGAGGGCGATTAAATGCTCATCATATTAAAAAGTGGGCAGATTATCCAGGTTTAAGATTACATCCTGATAATGGAATTACTTTATGTAAATATCATCATGATCTTATAAAAAGCAATGAAGAAAATTATGAAATGATGTTTTTTAAGATTGTAGCAGGTAAAAAATGATAGTATTACATGATTATAAGATATGTTTTTTACGAAAACCTAAATGTGGCAGTACTTCTCTAGAAAAAGCTATCAGAAAATCGAATGTTAATTTACATTCTAAAATTTTCTATAGTACTAAAACTTTAGTAGATTGTGGATGGAATCATCATCATTTTAATTGGGTTCATTCAAATTTAGATAGTGCGATTGTCTTTTTACAACAAAAACATAAACAAAATATAGATGATTGGACTTTCATAGTTACTACTAGAGAACCAATTGATATGTTTAAAAGCTTATATTTTTTTGATATTCGTAGACAAAATCTTCTTCTACATGGAAGAAATATTTGGC